GAGGCGCGGCAGACGGATGTTTTACATCAGGAGCAAGTTCATTCTTTGTAGAAAAAGGCAATGTTTACGGCGCCTATAAGAAAACATTCGACGCCTCGACAAGCTCGAGCATCTACAAAGATGACGTTACGACAGTTAGGCCGGAGGCGTTTAGAGCATATTGCCTAATTCGTTACTCGTAACGAATTAAAAACTGTGCATAAAGTCCCGCGGGTTGGACGGTATCAGAGGAGCCATAAATCGAGTTCCCTTTTGACAAATCTGAAAATGGATCGCATTGATAGCCTTTGCTACTAGCATCAATGTATTGCAGGTAACCGCAGGTGTTAATGTCGTCCCGGATAGACCATCCCATAGAGCCTGTAAAGCTTGTTTTTCGATCCGGAGACGTCGAGACTAGATCAAAAATTTTGCCCTGACTATTCGGGAATTCTCAGAAACCGCGATTTGCTAGAATGAAAAAACCAAACTCGGTAGAGCATGACGAGAATGGAATTGGGGAGTTGCTGGTTACCTCTCTGATCTGTGCAGAAACCAAGCAAAACGGCTCTCGGATTGCACTCCGGAGCCGCCTTAAAGGATGAGATCATGCTTAGGTTTAAATCTCATGCCTCTAGTATAGCAAAGCGTGGCAAACGATGGCTGCTTAAATTGGTCATCGCGTTGATTCTGCTGATAATATGCTAGGCACTTAGGTAAAGAGCCCCAAGGCGCAAGCTGCGGGGCTCAAGTGTTTCTTGACCGAATATCGAAGGCTATTTGAATTCTGCAAACCTAGGCGATATAGATGCTGGATACGTCCTCAGTTGGAACGGTGCGTTACGGCCCAATAGGGTAAGAAACGGAAGAATTGTTGCAACTCAAGAAAACAACAATTACGTTATAACAGATGACGCTAATTTTGATGCCTCAAAATCAAACGCTTTGTTTGGTAGTTCTGATACAAACCAGCCAAAATCGCTTAGAGGGTACCTGTTGATTCGATATCAATAACGGATAAGGCAATAAACCTGTAAGGCGGCGGGCTGGTTCGTCGTCGAAGCCCCGTAGAGAGCTGAGTTTCGCGATGCATCGAAAGTCCAAGAAAGTGACCCGCTTGTATGACTTTCGTACATATCACGGTCATATTTTCTAGGCCCTGTCCTAGAAATAAACATTGCTCCAGTAAGGTCATGAAAGCCGTACTGTGATATGTCAAATTGATCGTCAAACCCTCGGCCACTGCTCAAGATATTCGGTAACCCAGCTGCTACATAGCAGCCGATCTCCTCAAGCGTTGCCGCCGCTTCAAAAACTCGATGGGCCATGTCCGGAATTCCGAACTGAGTTGCCAATGTGCTCGAAGTATTGAATTTTGTGCCGTAAACGGCGTAAAGCTGATCGTAGGTAGTTTGCGACAAATTGCCGCCGTTATTGGTCGCCACGTACCCGTCGATCTCAACGTGAACCGGGAATGTCAGGATGCAGCCGATCGGCGTGGCACGATAGGACATCTGAACAATCGAGCGATAAAACTGATCTGCCAGGCGCTCCCC